TAATAATAAATAACGTAACAACGCATTGGTATGCTGTTTTGAGAGACACCCCTATTAAAAATCAAAAAAAGAAGGGGGGTGTCCCTAAAAAACGACTTTTTTCAACGTAATGCGTACTGTGTCATATTAACGCATTGGTATTAATAACTAAAATAAATAAGTAACCCCCTGTAAAACAGAGGGTTAAGTAGTTGTGTCAGAATTGTAGTTAAATAAAATCTAAATCGTCTACTTCTTGATTTAAATCTTCAACTTCTACCGGAGCTTCCTCTTTAATCAAGTAAGCCTTTAAATAAGTCTCCAATTCATCAAAAACAGCATCTGCTTTTGCAGCTTCTGCATCATTTAACGAACCATCAAACTTAAACCCAGGTGTTGTAAACTTAACAGCTCCTTTTTTGCCTTCTACAGCCTTATCTACCACAACCCACTCTTCAGGCAGTCTAGATAGACTTTTGTTGGTAAATTCACCCCATTGTTGCACAGCAGACCCTTTTAGTTGGATGTTAGCTAACGTACCGTCTTCTAACATAATGTAGATAGACTTAACATAGTGTCCTCCTGCATTTTTTACCTTCTCTTTAATGTCAGCATATAAACCTTTAGCGATCTCGTTACCTTTAAATGGCTTAACAGTCATTACTTGCTTAGAGATAAACTTAACTTCATTAGAATAGATACCACTTGAAGTAGCGTCATTCCATCCACTAACAGTGTGAAGTTGGTCTAGTACTAAAAATTTAAAAGGTAATTGAACTCTGACATTAGCAGCTTCTTTAATTTCTTCTGCTGATTTGCCTTTCATACTGTCTGCAATTGATTTGTCAAAATATCCGAACGTCTTATCGTTGGATTTCCACTCTAAAAATCTTTTTGCAGGGTTGCTTAATGGCGCTTGGAACGCTTTTGCTCTGTTTGAACTCATAATATATATTTGTTTTATGGACTGAAATGAAGAGGCTCAGACCTTACCTCGGTTAATTATGATGTGGTAAAAATAATACTTTATTTGGAACTGACAAATTATTCTTTAATAAATTGTCCATTTTTCATAGTTCCCTGCCTTTTTGATATTACATTGTAAGCACTAAGTAGACAATCTTCAAGTTTTAAACCTTGCATTTCTGCTTGGATAATAATTGTAACTAAAATATCTCCAAGCGCATCGACTACTTCTTCTCTGTCTTGTTTATCTATTGCATCAACTAATTCATCAGCCTCTTCAACTGTTTTAAGCGCTTGAGCTGTTGGATTTCCTTTCTCAAATATTCCACGACTATCAGCCCATTTAATTACTAATTGTTCTAGTTCTCTATACTCCATATTTATTTTTTAATATTTTCTTATACACTTTGTTTACAGACTCTTTATTAGCGCCTTGTCGGTAGTAGTAATTCATAACTTTAATTATGCGCTGTAGTGGGCTTTGTTTCATAGTTCTGTTGCTTCTTTGATTAGTTTCTTACACTTATGAAGTATTTCTTTATCTTCTTCAATTACTATTGGATAAATATTTACTAATTCTTTTAACATCTCCAACATTTCAGGCGCTTTTGATATTAGTAATGCGTTGGCTTTTATTTCATCTGAAATTCCTTCTGAATATTCAAACCACAAATGACAAACTGCTTTCCCTTTGTCAACTCCAACAACAACTTGTTTAAAGTCTGAAATGTCTATAACAACATTTTTCCACTCTCCTTTTGTTCCTTTAAATTCCATATAGTTTATTTATTTTAATCCAATCTTTGTTGTCAAATTTTCTAAAGTCTTTATTCCATAGTTTACACTTAGGTTCTTTTCTAAGTATTGCTATTGTCTCGTACAATGAGAAACGTGGTGCATTCTTTTCTACAACAAATTTCTCAGGCTTCTCATATGGGTATTCCTTTTTGAACTCCTCTGTATTCTCTGAACTTATAAGCTCTGCTATTCTAAAATAATGCGCACATTTCTCAGTCTTTATTATTTTATTTATAGTATCTCTCTTTAGTCCAAAGTATTCTGCAACTGATACTTTAAGGCATCCCTCGTTTAACATACGTTCAATAAAGTACTTCTTAATTGTAGCGGTATGTGGTAGTCTGTTGTTATCGGATAGCATATATCCGAATCGTTCTTCAAATTTAGTTATCATAATTTAGCTTTGATTCAAAAATTAAGTATTTGAAATTAGGTTCAAAATTAATAATGTATTCTATTGCTGAGTGGTGGTAATATTTAACCTTACCATTCAGACCTGCTGGATATAATTCCAACTGCTCTATTCTTTTTCTTACAGTAGTGTCGCTTAACTTGGTAAGCCTTGTAATCATTCCTACTGTAAATAGTTCATCAAAAGGGGTTCTCATTCGTTTCATATAAATTCGTATTCGTCTATGTATTTCTGTGGTGCATTTGGTCTTTTGTTTAGTGCTAGTGATAATGATGAGCGATTAATTCCTGTCTCTCTACATAACTGTATCATTCCGCTAAATACTTTACCATCTGATTTTCTTCTGACTTGTTTCATTAGATGTGATTGCGACCTCTGCATTGAAAGACTCTTATCTGATAGCTCTACAAAGTCGTGTACTTTCTTTTTGTTTTTATAACGATGACCATTTTTGATTTGGTTTAGATTATAAAAATCAATTGGCTTCCATTTCGGTCTTGGCAAATCCCATAAGTAAGAGTCTTTGTTGTTTGATTCAAATAATACCTTACTTATTTCTGCGTTCCTCATTAAACTCTTGTTTAAGACGTTCTAAATAAAGACAAAAATCCATAGCCTCAGCTTGAGCCTCATCTATCCACTGTAGAGTAGTTAAACTATTATTACCAGCCAAAGTAGTTCCGTATTTCTCAATACCTACTCTCGACCTGTCTTGGAACTTCTTAACAACTGATTCAACAACTGTATCTACAATATTTCCGTTAGCATCTATACGCATTACCTCTTTACTTGTATCATTTACAGTCCAATTCATCCTGTTAACTACAGCTGAATCAATCATTCTTCCAGTCCATAATCCGTTAGCTGTTGGAACGCAAGTTGTTGAATCAAATAATCCTTTACCTCCAAATGACTTAACTGGTTTGTACTTCTTAAAATTAACCTTCTTAAATTGCTCAGTCAAGTAATACTTAACTCCAATTAGTTCAGAGTATAACATTCCATTACTAGTAAGCTCGTAAATCTTACCTTGTTTAAAAGCTACATCTCCTTCTGATGTAACATAGTCTTTAACACATACATACTTTTTCATAGTTCTTTAATAATTAATTGTTTTAGTTTCTCTAGTTGTTTTGAATTTATATTTTGGTAATAGTTAATTCCGTGTATTACAGTCCCGTGGTCTTTGGATAGTGTTCGTGCTATTCTTGAATAACTATAGCCAAACTCTTTTAGTATCACATAGTATAGTGAGCGTAGCTCTACATATTCTTGTTTTCTTGTTTTGTGGGATATATCAAATCCTGTTTCTCTTTTGATAATATCTCTGATTCTTTGTTCCATAATATTTGTTTCAGTTCATTAAAATCGTCTTGAGTCCACTTAGGGCGAGGCAAATCCCACAAGCGATGTTCCTTAACACCGCAATATTGTAATATTTGACTTATTTCTGCATTTTTCATTTGACAAAGTAAAAGATAAAAAACATAATATGCAATAGTTATTCACTATTTTTAAACATTATAAATAAGGCTAATATTTTGTAGTCTAATGTATAATGTGTTAATTTGTAGTCTATAAACAATTTTACAATGAGTAACGAAGAAAGAAGATTAGAGGCAAGAGTGCATACTCTACATCAAGAAGTTATAGAGCTTAAAAGAATATTAGAGCATATTAAGAACTTCGCAGATTCAATAAAAGAACCAGTTATTAAAGATATTATTAAACAAGAAATTAAAAGTTATGAGGAAAGAAGTAAAGTATGACACATTTCCGCATAGAGACATCTCTATGGGGAAAGATGACCAACAAAGAAGTTTATCTTGGTACAAAGATAGGTATGGTAAATTCACAGCAAGTAAGATTATTGACTTATTAGGAGTAAAAGGTATGGGACTAACAGGAGAGACGTACGCTATCGATAAAGCTATCGAGCAATTATATGGAGAAGTAGAAGAAGGATTTACTTCTAAAGATATGCAACGTGGTATTGATTTAGAACCAATTGCTTTTGCTAAGTTTAAAGAAGTGCATCCAAATCTAAACGTTCAGAACTGTTCGTTCTTTACTTATGGAGAACACGCAGGAGCATCTCCTGACGGACTAGTTGATGACGATGCGATTTTAGAGATAAAATGCCCTAAAGGAAAGAAATTTTTTAGATTGGTAGCTGAAGAGAACATCGATAAAGTATATTTAGCTCAAATGCAGATGCAAATGTTAGCTACAGAACGCAAAAGAGCCTATTTCTTCAATTATTTAGAAGTAAACGATAAAGTATATCATCACACAATTATCGTTGAACGTGACGAAGATATGATAGAATTAATAAAAGAAAGACTTGAACAAGCAATTGCGATAAAGAAAGAATATATTGAAAAAATAAATAACAAAAAACAATGGTAAAAGGAACAAAACAAATATTATCAGAAGGTTGGATTTCTGTTAATGATAAAATGCCAATAGAAAATCAAACAGTTTGGTGTTATTCAGAAAATAGTTTTAATTTATTTATAGGCTCTTATATTTACATTACAAACGAAGGTTGGTTTTGGGCATCAAGTAACGGATGTTTTTATATTGAAGAAGGTAAGATAATAACAGAATGTGAAATAGATGATTTTGAAGTAACGCATTGGTTTCCTGCTCCAAATATTTAATTTTAACTTATTATAAAAAGAAAGACCCCTACTTGAGATAGGGGTCAATCCGAAAGAACCAGAAAAAACTAAAACTTATGAAACGTATCAAAGATACTAATTTAAATGACACCTTTTACGGTGTCATTTGTTTTTTATTTACGAACCCATTTAAAACCCTTATAAGTGCCTAATTTATTATTTATACACAAACTAACGTTACCTATATGAAAACCTAATTCTCTCTTAATATCATTCATACAATTCCATTCTCTTATAAAATTATCGAATAAATCATATTGCAGAATCTTAATACTGCAAGGATGGTTTTCTGATATTATACCCTTTCTACAACTAACCCTTCCTTTTCTTCCTTTTTTAATGTTTATTTCATCACTATATCTTCTTCCAGTATTAGCTAATGAAATTTTATCTTTAGTTTCTTGAGTATGCTTTTTACCTAACCAATTTTGATTGCCTTTTGAGACTTGTGACATTTTTGCTAATGTTTCCTTAGAAGCTCTACCACTTTTATCACTAGTCTTAGTTAATCTACAATTTAATCCATTAATTCAAATACAATCAAACATCTCCTGATAATATCTTTCTTTTTCATTTAATTGGCTCTCTTCGCATTCACAAACTACTTCAAATATGTGATTATCAACTCCATACTTTAAAAAAGACCTATAAAGTTTAACCACTCCTTTATTTTTTACATACATTCTTTTGTAGCTATTGAATCTTCTTTCAATTTCTACACTTTGACCTATATAAATCTTACCGCTAGGACTAGTAATTTTATAAATACCTACCATAAAATAAGCGAAATCATTAAAATAAAGAGATGGGAAATTCGGGCGATTTGTCCGTGTTTCTTACAATGTAAGAACGCTTCTACCGCCTTAGCAGCGTGTTCGTAACCTTGACGATGATGCCAACTGTCTGTACCACTTGGACTTCTAAGACTTTCTACTGTAATTCCAATATAGTCTTTTGATGTTTTATGATGCACGTGGTGCGTATAAATATATCTATGTTTGGTTTGACTCCATTCCATCGGGAACTCTTGAGCCATTAATAGTGGTAGTAAATCTTGTTTAGCTCCATCTCCGTGAGTAGTACCAATTAAGTTGTTGTGGTATCTAAATCCTTTACGGTGAGCGATTGAGCAGTCGAATGTAATATTTTCACAATTCTTAAAGTAAGCCTCTATAACCTGAGCTAAGAAAAACCCATTCATATAATCGTGATTACTTGGATTAAATGTGAAATGTACATCAGCTACAGAAAGCAGCATCTCTAACGTATCTACATATAATTGCTTGGCGATTAGAAAGTTAGAGTGCCACATTCCATCTGTATCTTGAGGTGTACCACTTGTAGTTGTACGTTTAGGTGTGTCGATATGTAATATATCGTTACCACCTATAAACAATATTTTATCAATCTTAAATGATGATACTTTATCCAATATACCTCTAACACCACTAAGCACTCTCTGTACTGCTATTTGATTGTTATAAGATTCCCCTACTTCAAAGGCTGAGCATAACTTACCGATATGAACGTCAGCAGGATCTATAACCAATAAGTAACTATCGTTACTTTCTATGCGTTCTAATTTAGGGAACTTAGGAGAGTACTGTTGTAAATCTCTAATAAGGTCTTCTCTAAATGTATCGTCTTTTTCTTCAAATGTTTCGTAAAAAACAACATTATAAAATGGAACAGAAGAGTGAGTAATTAATTTCCAACTTCTAATTTTAGAATAATCCAATCCGTAATACTCACAATATTGTTGGATATTCATTAAACTCCCATTATCGGCTATAGCCGTAAAGTGAGTATTACTTTTAGATTGGTAATTATTTGAGTCTGTTTCTGACTTTATCTTAAAGTACTCTTTCTCTTGTTCTTTACTAATTCTGTAACGACCTGATTTATTTATCTCAAGTCCTAATTGTTTCGCAATTGTTTCGTTTATTCTGTATCTCATAGTTTATCTTCCCCCACCAGCGTAGGGCTTTTTATAGTTTTTACTACTTTTAAGTTTTGAGCTTTTAGATTTTTCGTGAACACCAGGTCGACTAACCTTAACTTTAGTCTTTTTTTCTGCGCTTGTTTGTTTTACAGCCATAACTTACTTTTAATTTGTCTATAGATATACATTCCAATAGGTATAAGTATGAGCCAAAGATAATTAACTTTTTTATCTATGGCTTTTTTCTTTACCTGTTTAAAATCTTCTTTTTTTACATTTAACTTTTTTATAGAAGATGTTTTAGCTATTTCTTTTGTTGTATCTGTTTTAATAGAGCGATTCTTTTTTGACTTTATAATGGTATTGGCATAAGACTTACCATCTATAATCATTGGCTTTAAACTATCTAATGGTTTATACTCAACCTCATCAATAGTTTGCTCTATAAATATATTATTGTTTTTCACATACGTGCCGTCAGTCTTAACCACAACCGAGCTATCGACTTTAGATTCTGTAGTTGTTTTAGAAATACCTACTTTTCTTGAAGCGCAGGAAGTGATTAGTAATAGTAAGATTAAATATCTCATTTGGTAAAGTATAGTGCTGATTCAGCTATTCTACGTCTAGTAAGTCCGTTAAGAGCCTTACCACCTGCCTTGTTCCAGCGGATGAACTCTTTAGCTATAGCGGGGTCGTTTGGGTTTGCATTGACTAATTTAAGTAGTGTAGATTTCTGTAAATTAGTAAGTCCTACGTTATAAGCAAACGCAGTTAAGGCATTTAGTTGGTTTTCAGATATATTTGATTTGACAAGTTTTAAGACGTTGGATGAAAATTTATCAGCCACTACTTTAAAAATCTCGTTAGCGTATTCTTTTGTGATTGGTTTGTCTGTCAGTTTTACTTTTATACCGTTAGGATAGTAGGTATTACCAAACCCAATTGTAGGGACGTTAGCAGAACAGTTATATGGCTTAGCGCTAAATCCTTCAAATTCTTTAATTAAATCATAACCTTTTTCAGTTAGTTTCATTATCTAGAAAATATTTTTATCAATATAGTTCCTAAAGACCCTAAGATAATAAGCATTACTACTTTAAATTGTTTAACGTAAACAGATACTTCGTTTTTAAATACTTCAAGATCTTCTACTCTATCCTCTATTTCGTTTATTTTGTAGAGCATACCGTGGTTATTGTTAAGCTCATTACCAACGATAGCGTTTTTTATATCGTGAATGTTTTTACCAACAATGGCTAAGTCTTCAACAAGTTCTTGCTGCTTTCTCTCGAGTCTATCCAATCTTTCTATCTCTAAGTTACTCATTTTTTTGATAGTTTCTCAACAATGTCAGTAACTCCTTGAATACTAATATAAGCAGTAGCTATAATAACCCAATCAGATGAGTCTAAATTACCTAAAAATAGTCCAGCACACCCTATAAGAAAAACAAAAAGTTTTCTACTTATCCATCGATTTATTATTATATCTAAACTTCTCATTATAAATTAATTATTATTTCATCTATCTTTTCAA